TTTTTAAGATCAGTGGCCACCTGGGCCATTGAATCGCAACCAATGCCAGGGCGTCGTGACATGGTTGCGAATTCAGGGGCGCGGTCCCCCAGAAGATCTTTTTCATATTTTGTTTTTTTTTGGGTCAGCTTCTTTGTAACATAACCAGCTACGTATTGAGCGGACTCCCTCTCCAATAGTCGAAGGTCGGTGAAGCCTTTGCCCCAGATTTTTTGAACTAGAGTGCAAGGATCACAAGTACAGGCCTTGTGTCGCTTTTGAAAAGCGACCGGAGGATCCACACATAGGGGATAACCATAAAGTGCGATATGGTAGTGCGGTCGCCAAGATTGATCGCCATATTCGCCTACGGCAAAATAGCGAACCTTGAATCCGGCCTTACGGAGAAGTTTAAGAAAGAGCTGAACATCTCTTTTTACAAGAGTTCCGCCCTCGGGCAGATGTTCATCATCGTAAGTAAGTGTAAGAAAGCTAGACTCGGCGTGTTGAAATGATTCTAGAACCAGTCGAGTTGTCCATATATTGCGTTTAGAAACCCGACAAGGTATACATTGACCACAGCCGAATAACCCGCTGAATGGTTTTTTGCAGATCACAGTTGCTCCTTACCCCTGGCCCACCAGGGGTTTTTTTTGTTTACATTCGGAAACCGATTCGTTGTCTGAGAGCAGATCGCCGACGGCTACTGCCGCGGCGTCTGCGTTTAAAAGATTTGCGTCTACGCATCATCGTCCTCCTTTCCACCATTGGTGATAGTCGTCCATCCAGTGTGGGTCTTTTCGTTTTTTATAGGCCTGGGATTGCTTAGACCAGTGATAGCCCGGTGGCGGATCGCCACCTGTAATATTGGGAACCACGTTGTTCCGAAGAGACCAAAGCAACTCCTGAATCATATTGTCCTCAATGGATTGCTTGGTGTCGACGGATGGCACGGGTACGAGCCCACCGTCAGCGGTGTTGTAAAACCCAACACCTGTTTTGGAGCCAGGCTCCAGGTCAGGCCTCCCAGCCATGCTGGTAACCCTTTCCATAGTTTTGTTTTTAATTTTGGGGCCAGAATTGCCCTGGCCCTCTATAAAGTTTTGGTCGCCTGGGAAAGAAGGTGCAGGCGAGTTGATTTGACGAATTTGCGAGGCTTTCAATTCGTTATCTAGGCGCATGCCCTCCAAATTGAGTGCAGCGGCCATTTTCTCCTCTTGAGTGCGTGTCGCGCCTATGGCGCGGACCACGTTCTGCCCGGCTTCGCCTAGAGCAGCCGTGTCTATGTCACTCTGGCTCTCGCCAGCTGACGAGGAGTACATAGGAGAGAAGGAGGTGCCTTGTGCGCCTATGGCGTACAAGGGGTGAATTCCTGCCATTTTGGCGTCATTCACTTTCCACCTGATGGAATTCTGAGCGAATTCTCGTTGAAGGGCTGCGTTCTTGTCGAAGTTATCGGTCGGCCCACGGGCCTTTTCACCGAATAGTTTTTTGTGAATGGACGGAGCCATTGCACGAAGCCCTTCGTTAGCGCCTGCACCTGCGGCTGTAAAGGCGTAATTAATAGGGTTGGCGAGAGCGCCAACGGGACCGGAGGCAACTTGTTTTACGCTGTCCCAGCTAGGAAGTCTGAATCCCATGTTAGCCTCCTTTTTTGATTATTTTCTCGATAATCCATACGAGAAGGACGACCCAGGAACGATAACGATCGTGCCTGTCGTCATTTGCACTTAATTCTACTTTTGAGGGTCCAGGTTGGACTTTTCTGTCCACCTTTTCCTGATTTTCCAATTGCATGTATCACCTCTCGCCGCTCCTGGCGGCTTTTGCAGATCGTTTTTTGCGGCCGATTGGTTACAATCGGTCCGCCTGTTTGGGGAGAATACGTTTTAGGTAGCGTAGGACGGGCCCTGTTGCCCACATTTACGTTCGGGGTGCTGTAGACCCGAACGGCAGGTTTGGAGAGCGTAGGGCCCATCCTAAGCGTTTTTATTGCGATCGGCTGGTTGAACCATCCATCGCGTCTTGGACTGACATTACGGGGGCGGCTAGGAGTTGTTTTTATAGAAGTGGGCAACCTACGGTTAGCGACTTCGCCGCGCCGCCTTCTATTTCTACTCCTACCCATTTTACCCCCGTTTGGTGTCAGTCCGCACAGTGCACATCAAGTCGTGCACTGTGCTATTTAGTAGGGTCTTCTTCTTTGAAGCCCTTTGACGCGGCGTCCTTTTTAGCCGCCGCTCGTTTTTGGCGCGCTGCCATTTTGCGGCGCGCTAAATACCGATCAACGGGAACCATCTGGGACTCGAAAGCCTCAGATTCGGCGCGAGTCATCTCGCGCCCAGTCGATGGATTGGTAACCATCTCATAAGCGGTGGCTGGAAGATCGTCGGGACCATCGTCATCGCCGAAGTCGTCAAACTCCTCTGGCGTGTCGTGGCCCGATTGCATTGCCCAACGCCGTAATTCATCGGCGTTTAAGAGTCGTTGCATTCGATCCTCCAAGGTAATTGGCTTTCGGAAACCGACGGGTATAGCCATCGGTTTAGAATCACATTCTTCGTAAGCGCCCTTGCGCTTTGCTAATTTTTCCTTAATTCGTTTCAGATAAGACATGAATATCTCCTACATCAGTTTTGGCGACGGTAGATCTACTACGGGTCGACGGGTTTTGAGTCTGTTTTGAATCATACACCAGAGCTGGTCCTCATACGTAGAGGCAAAGACTCTGGTCGTGGGAACGCATTTTACAAAGGCGGCGTTTAAAGCCGGATCCGAAGTAAAAATGCGCGCCATCGTCCAGAAGTCGAGGTCTGTACGGAATTCTCCGTGAATAGTGTTGTAAGTACGACGATATTCGTCGTAGCGATCTACCCAACCGAACTCACCGGCCGGGGTGGCGTGAGTGACATCAAGCTCGCGGTAAGTCACCGCTTGTTGGCCCAAGTGCTGAAGTTCCTTTTGCCAGAATTCCTCCTTGGTCCGTTTTAGGAACTCGCGGTCGATGCCCGACTCGTACATTGCTTTCGGCCGTACGCTCATAAGAGAGATCACGATACCGTGCTCCTCGAAAAAGCGTTTATAGGCGTTGGACCTAACAGAACCGATGCCGTGGCCGAACAGTTTACCCACTCCCTCGCCGTCCGCGTCGGTCGTTCCAGACGCAGCGTCTGGTGTTTGTTGGAGAACTTCAGAGAACTGAAGGGGTCCTACTCCGCCACCTAAATATTGAGGGCGCTGTAAGCGGCCATCGCTATAGCGAATACCGAGACTAAGGAGATACTCAGGATAAGAACCGCCCCAACGAGCTCTATTCTCCGCGAATCGTTCCATTGCTGCTGCATAACGTAACTCCTCTATGGTGCCAGGGACGTCCGTAAGATCGGCCCTGATGTTTGGGTAGCCACCTGAAGCGGCTGTACCTTCGATGCGGACTACCTGATCGGCTGACGCATCGGAAATCATGGTCTGTTTATCGTAAATGGTGGAAGTGCCATCCGACTCATACACAGTTTCGTCGGTATCTGAAAAGACCTGGGTGCCCTTACCGATACCAAGAACGGGAGCGGTCTCAGCCATCGGAATGTTGTAGGCGGGACCACGCTGTTCCCAGGGTCGGGCAACAGTAAAGTAATCCTTAGGCCAGCAGCAATTCTGCAAGGATTTGTCGGTAGTTGAATCTGTGCCTGCGGCTGTAGAGACAACGGCTGCCGTCTGAAGGTCTTTGTCGCGATAGTACTCGTTGTAAATAAGCTGGTACGCACGAAACGGAAGAGCTGAAATGGTTCCTGACGTCATGGAAGGCGGAACGCCGAGAAGATCGGCGAGGGTACTCTCACCAAGAGATTCGGAGACCGTAAAGGTGGGAAAGACGCTCGCGTCTTCACCGTCGGCACCTCCGGTAATGAAGTCTTCCCAATCATCCCAAATAAGACGATAGGGTACAAACCAGTGGTGGATGCGCACCTGGCAGGAAGCCATAATCGGCGCAAGCATAGGTGCGACCCGAATAAACGCAGAACTGGAGCCCTTGAATCGGTCTCCTGGTAGCGTATGCCGCACGTTGATGGGTATCAAATTACCCATTTTGCCCGTCAAACACTTGGTGTTTGAAAGGTCATGTTTATAAGTTTTCACAGTTCACTCCTTTTTTTGTGAATTGTTTGTTTGAACTCTACATTCAACACTTTTTGCAACCTTGTCGAGCGTTGCTGGTCCGCGAAATGAATACCTGTTCTCTCGAACTCGCCCGATGCATAATACGTTTCTGACATTGCATGCATCTCGAGGCTCTTGTTTTTGAGCCAGTCTTTAGGCGCGGTAGTTTCTTCGAAACCATAAAACCTCCGGAGTTTAGAACGAAGATAGCGTCCGAGTGGGACGCGTTTTTTTCCCATGGCTAATGCGTGAGGAACGTCTCCGTCCCATTCCGACAGGTCGGCGGCATGGGAATTTTTAAGATCAGTGGCCACCTGGGCCATTGAATCGCAACCAATGCCAGGGCGTCGTGACATGGTTGCGAATTCAGGGGCGCGGTCCCCCAGAAGATCTTTTTCATATTTTGTTTTTTTTT